GGAAGACCTGCGAGCGCTGATCGCACGCATCGAGTCGACCGAATCGAATCAAACCCAAGGAAGTGCCCGGCTGTCATCGGCAGGTGAATACGGGAAACTCACCGAAAACTTGAAGTGGCGCGAAAAGCTGGTGGAGCAGCACCAGGAGCGCCTGTTGCAGATCGAGACGGCGTATCGGGACAAGTGGCTGGCAACAACCTCAGAGACGGCCAAGAAGAAGCTGGAAGTGGATCACCGCGCGGCGATCGCGGCCGAGCTGCGTAGCCAGCGTGATGAACTGGCTGCGTTGCCTGACGCCAAGGATGCCCAGGCCGTCGCCGCCGCCAAGCTCGACGCCGAGGGCGCCCGCCTGAAGGCCTGGCATGAGGAATACACGGATACCGTCAAGCGCGCCCTGGATGAGAATCGCGCCGACTACGAGGGCTACTGGGCGCTGGTCGCCGCCGGCGAGCGACACCTGGCGGAAGAGCAGCTGCGCATCGCCACGGCGCGCCAGGCGGCGGCTCGCCGTGGCAGAAACCCCGCAGAGGCGATCAAGCTGCAAGGCGAGATCGATGCACTTCAAGCGCGTCTGGCGACTGGTATCGATGTCGATGCTGGACGTGGCCGGGCGGCAGATGAGTCTCGTGCAAGAAGCGCGGCCCAAAATGCCCGCGCCGATTGGGACAATGCCGATATCAAGGCGCTAGCCAGCGCGGCGGCGTGGCGTCGGGAAAACCTCTCGCTGCTCGACCAGGAGCTGGCAGCGGTACGTGAGAAGGTCGCGGCCGACCAGCGCGAGCGCCGCGCCCAGCTCGAAAAGAACGAGGCCCTGAAGCATTCGCCGACCTTGCTGAAGGACGCCCTGCAGGCCGAGCAGGAACGCTCGGCGGTCACGCTGGCCGGGCTGGAGGCCGAGATCGTCGCCCGACACGCGGCGAACGAGAGCTGGATAGCTGGCGCCAAGGCAGCCTCCAAGGAATACCTGGATGACACCGCCAACGTCGCCGGCCAGGCGAAGCGCGCCTGGTCGGCGACCTGGAGGCGCGCCGAGGACGATCTGACCAACTTTTTTACCAAGGGTCGGCTCGACGTGCGCAGTTTTGCCGAGTTCGTGATCAGCGAGTTCTACCGTATGAGCGTGGCGCAGCCGC